TTATCGACCTACTGGCTATCAAGCGTGATGAAGTCCTAGCGGTACAGGTAACAAGCGGCAGCAACATGAGTGCAAGGCGAAGAAAGATTGCAGAGCATGAGTTGGTGGGGAAGGTGAGAGAGGCTGGCGTAAGGATTGAGCTTCATGGCTGGCTAAAGGGTGATAACGGCAGGTATCTAGTCAAGAGGGAGGATTTATCATGAGTGACGGTGCAACAGACATGCTAATTGATGAACGTATAACGGCCTCACAAGCCACTTTGCTGCTCCGTAGCGAGGTTTTTGATGATGACTCTATGGCAGAGTATCAACCAGAGGAAAATAACAAGCCACAGGCGCTGGAAACTCAGATCGGTGGAAGCCACTACAAGAAGCTCAAGATTCAGCCAATCGAATACATCATGGCTAATGACTTGGGATTCTGCGAGGGATGCGCTATCAAGTACCTGACGCGCTGGAAAGACAAGGGCGGTCTGGATGATTTGCGTAAGGCAAAGCACTTCATCGACATTCTGATTGAGGCTCAAGGATGAACCGTGAGCGCATGACATATCACCTGGAGAACTGGCGTGATGCTCAGAACGTAGACCCTGTTAAGCAACGGCTAGGGTTTCCAGCTTCAAGCGTTGGATTTCAGACAGGAACAGACAGCGTGGAAGATGTTTTCGACATTCTCTGCGATGAAGTGGACTCAGCAGCAGCTAGGGCGATGGATGCAATCATAGACAGCCTGAGAAAGCCACAGAAGGATGCTATCCGTCACCAGTGGCTAAGAGAAAAGCTTGTGTGGCCTACGCATGAGATGGATTTAGAAATGGCGTATGAGTCCATCATGCTGTTAGCGGATAAGCGTGGGCTGGTGTAAATAAGTGTTGACAAAGTGTTTACTGTGTGGATAATAGGGGGTGTCAACAACTCAAACGGAGAAATAAAATGAAAGCCACCATTAACAAAGACGCATACGGCATGTATGTAGTTCAAAGCGGCACAAGCATTGAAAGATTCTCTAGTCACTCTGAAGCTTTTCATTACGCGCTAGATAAGTACGGAAAAGTTACTGTTAGATATTTCAAAAATGACGAAATCTGATTTTGCAGACCTTATGCTTGGCAGGAGATTCAGCCCTGCCTTGCGTAAGGCATTAGAGTTGGTTTTAGTTGATGCTGTAGGCCAAACAGAATCGGCTAGGTTATGCGGAATACACAAACAGCAAATAAATCGTGCTGTGAAATCAATAACCACAACATCTGGTGAAAACCTATTGACAAAAACACAAAATCGTGAGACTATATAGGGGTTGGGCAAGTTGCGCCCAAAATTTAGCCTCGCTATATGCGGGGCTTTTTTATTTCCGTGACAAGGACGCAGAAGCAAAAAGAAAAATGGGTAATTGATTTTGCAGATGGTAACGATCCAGATGCTAGTCAACTTCCCATTTACCTTGTTGTGGAAGATAACCCATTCGACTTGCTTGAACAGTACAAGCTTTCTGATGATGGAATGTTTGGCATCAAGCAGGCAGATTCATAGGGAGTCACCATGAAACTGCACCACACCCTGCTGGCGCTTACCCTTTCTGCGCTAAGTGCTAACTCATTGGCTGACTCCCTCCCAAAACAAATGTCTATGCCTACCGATGTGGGCGAAGTAGTCCTGACTGTAGAACCATGCGATATCGCTGGACTCCCTGAGAAATACCAGTGGCGAGCTTTTGCTACTGAGGCAGGGCATGAAGATCATCCTGGATGTTGGACTAAGAACGTAACCGATAGCGAAGCTGGCCCGATGCAAAGCGTGGCTGTGTTTTTTCCTGAGATTAGCGCAACTGCTGTATTCAATCCTCAACTGTTTAAACCAAGAGCTAATTACTAAAAGCGGGCCAAAACCAATCTGCAAATTGGTCTGGCCCTGTCATAACTGCTAACAAGGAGCAGAAATGAGTAAGCCAAGAGTATCACATACAGAATTGCTTGAAATACTTGATTACAACAGTGATTCAGGCACTTTTATTTGGAAGATTTCGCCGAAAAGAGGGATGCCGTCAGGCTCTGTTGCAGGAAGCAATAGATGGGATGGTTATGTAGCGATTTTTATAAATAGAAGATCGTACTATGCCCATGTGCTTGCTTGGTTTTATGTTCACGGTGAGTGGCCTTCTGGTGAGCTAGACCACATAAATCAAGTCAAAAGTGACAACAGAATTGCAAATCTTCGTGTCGTAACTAAAAGCCAAAACTGCCAAAACAGGCCAATTCGTATTGATAACAAATCTGGTCATGTTGGAGTTTATTGGTACGCGGCAGCAAATAAGTGGCGCGCACAAATTTCAGTAAATGGGATTAAGAAATATCTTGGGTCTTTTGTGAAAAAACAAGAGGCAATTAACGCATACGTTTCGGCTAGAAACATTTATCACGCCGGATACGTTGGGGAATAAATTGGAAGATATTGTACGAATTTATATAGGTTTTGATCCTGTTGAATCGGTAGCTTTTCATGTCTGCGCCGAAAGCATCATCCGTAACAGCAGCAAGCCAGTAAGCATCACTCCCTTGTATCTGCCTCACTTCAAGGACTACAAGGAAACACACCAAGGCAGCAACCAGTTTATCCATAGCCGATTCCTGATCCCTCATCTGGACAACCACAACGGTTTCTCCATCTTCATGGATGGTGACATGGTGGTTACTGGTGATATCGCTGAGTTGTGGGAAATGCGCGATCCACGGATGGCAGTGCAAGTTGTAAAGCATGACTATACAACCAAGTACCCCAAGAAATACTTGGGCGCTTCTAACGTCGATTACCCGTGTAAGAACTGGTCAAGCGTGATGATCTTCAACAGCGGCAGCATGATTAACCGTCACCTAACGCCTGAATACGTCATGCAGGCAAGCGGTAAAGAGCTACATCGTTTCGAGTGGATTGAGGATCGCAACCGTATCGGTGAAATCCCTAATGACTGGAACTGGCTGGTTTCAGAATATCCGCGAAATGACAGGGCAAAGCTTTACCACTGGACAATCGGAACGCCGTGCTTTGAAAAAGACGATGTGATGGACTACAAGAAACAAGATCATGTGCTGGAGTGGAACAAGTATTACGCCAGTGCAATTTATCCTATGCGTACACATCCTGGCATGGCTAGTGACCTGTGAAGTACCTATTCAACAAGATCAAAGAATCTCACAGCAACACTCTGCTTGAGGTAATCACCATGCTATTCATCATCGCAGGCGTTATTAGGCACTGGTAATGAGACTAATCGACAAGATTGCAGAGTGGTTTATATGTCACGGATATGTAGCCAATGCAGAAACAGCAGCACTTCATAGGCTTTCTGTAGAGATACAGGAAACGCGCAAAGAGGTAATGCGCTTAAAGACAAAGCTAATTGTGTCTGAGGTTAAGCGAAGCATTGGAATATGAGTAAGGGAAGCGGAAGAAGGCCATCACAAATCTCTAGCAAAGAGCTAGAAGATAATTGGAACAGAATATTCAGCAAGGCGAACAACCAAGAGGACTCGCAAAATGGCAGCAAGGCTAAGAGCAAGACACCAAGACGAGATAAAAGCAAAAATACAAACTAGTCAGCTTATAAATCGCTTGCAAAATCATATAGATGGTCAAATCGAAATGAGTAGCACGCAAGTAGACGCCGCCAAGTTCCTGATTAACAAGACACTAAGCAATGCCCCCTCTCTAAATGAGCATAGTGGCACTGATGGTGAACCGATAGCACATGAACTTGTCATCAAGGGAGTATGAGTTTCCCAAGAAGCTTATCCCTGTCCTGTTTGGTAAGAGCCGCTTCAAGGTTCTGCGTGGTGGTCGAGGTAGTGGCAAGTCTTGGGGAATAGCTAGAGCATTACTGTTAAGAGGCGTTAAGGACAATATCCGCGTCCTGTGTACGCGAGAGATTCAGAAGCGCATTGAGGATTCAGTGCATAGGCTATTAAGCGACCAGATAGAGTTGCTTGGCTTGTCATCTCATTACGATGTGCTAAGAGATCAAATCAGGGGGAAGAACGGAACGCTGTTTCTGTTCTCTGGCTTGAGTGACCAGACAGCTATGGGCCTCAAGTCTATGGAAGGCGTAGATATCTGTTGGGTAGAAGAAGCACAAAGCGTATCTGAGGAAAGCTGGAAGATTCTAGTACCAACTATCCGTAAGCCTGACAGTGAAATATGGGTAAGCTTTAACCCGCAGCTAGAGAGTGATCCAACTTACCAGCGTTTCGTGCTTAACCAGCATCCAGATACGTTAGAAGTTGAGATCAACTATGACGAAAATCCTTTCTTCAATGCCACACAAGAGGCAGACAGGGCGCACGATGAAGCAACGATGCGTAAAGAGGATTATGAGCATATCTGGCTAGGTAGGCCAAAGCCTGCTGTAGAGGGCGCTATCTACTTCACAGCAATGAGCCAGATGGTAGCAGACAAGCGCATCCGTCCTGTGCCGCATGATCCGATGATTAAGACGCATGTAGTCTTTGACTTAGGCTACAACGATGCAATGACCATCATCCTGGCTCAGAAGGTTAGCTCTGAGCTTCGTATCATCCATTACATAGAAGGCAGGCAACGCACTCTAGCTGACTATAACGCAGAGTTGAAGGATTACAGGCCAAATGGTCAACCAGTTAATTGGGGCAAGTTATATCTGCCTCATGATGGCTTTGCTAAGAGACACCAGACAGGCCAGATGGACGCAGATGTAATGCGTAACTTCGGATGGAAGGTGGAGCAAGTCAGCAATATCCCAATCAAGCAAGGTATCGACAGGGCGCAGCAGATGTTCCCTAGAGTATTCATCGATGAGAAGTGTGAGCGTCTGATTGAGTGCTTGAAGCGATACCGCTGGAACATATCCCAAAAGACAGGTGAAGGCGTAGCGCCTTTGCATGATGAGTTCAGCCACGGTGCTGATGCTTTCCGCTATCTAGCCATAGCCGAGCAGAGCATGACAAACGAATCCTGGTCTGACAAGCCAATTACCTATCCAACACTAGGGATTGTATAAGTGAACATCTCTGACTATGCCGCGCTCAAACAGGCTTTGGTTGATATTGCGGAACTTAAAAACGCTGTGAAGCGCCTTGAGGAACTTTATGAACGACAAACTACTGAACGCGATACAGGCAGCGGAAGAAAACTCCGACAAGCCGGAACTCGCAGAGGAAAGAGCGAAGGCACTCCGCTACTATAACGGCAGTGTTGACCTTCCTGAGATTGAGGGTCGCAGTAACTACGTTTCGCGTGATGTTCATAATGCTGTAGAGGGAATCAAGCCGTCCCTGCTCAAGATATTTGCTGCTACGGATGAAACGGTAAAGTTCATCCCCACATCGGCAGAGGATGTAGAGGCTGCTGAACAAGAGTCTGCATTCTGTAATTACATCATGATGCAGAAGAACAATGGATTCTTACTGCTGGAGCAATGGTTTCATGATGCACTGCTACTCAAGAATGGTTATGTTAAGGCGTTCTGGGACACTACGGAGAGCGTCGAGACAGAGAGGTATGCTGCGCTTACGGAAGATGAAGTCGCCTATATTCTCCAAGACCAATCTGTTGAGGTGGTTAGCCAGGAACTCAATGAATTCGGCTTATTCAGTCTTGAGGTCAAGCGCAAGAAAGAATATGGCTGCGTCAAGGTTATCAACCTTCCTCCAGAGCAGGTATTAGTAGATCACAACTGCCCAAGTGTAGACCTGTCCGAAGCTGCATTCTTTGAGCATTGGGACTTTAAGCCGATTAGCTGGCTTCGTGAGAATGGCTTTAAGGTCAGCGATGATATCAATGACGATACAGGCAATAGCGCCTCTTACGAACAGTGGCAGCGTAGCCAAGAATCCCTGAGTGAGAACTATGGCGATGATTTGACCGATGATCCGTCTATGCGGATGGTCAAGGTTCGTGAGTGCTGGATTCGGTTTGACCGTGATGAGGATGGCAAGGCTGAACTGCTGCATTGCATTGTTGTAGGCAATGAGATTCTGCTAGAGGAAGAAGCAGACGAAATCCCTTGTGCTGCTATCAGCCCTTATCCGCTCCCTCATCGTCACATTGGACGTAGCGTTGCAGATGACGCTATCCACTATCAAGAGATCAAGTCTTACATGTGGCGTGGTTACAACGATAACCTAGCCCT